CCAGCCGTACCAAGCGCATGACTGATTACGCCGGTGGTTTGGACGGTTTGACTGCCGAAGTCGGGGCTGATCTTGGTGCCAGCGATTGCGGCGGAAGCATTTACATCGGCGTTGACGATGGTGCCATCAGCAATCATTGTGCTGGTGACAGTGCCTGTATCGCCGGTAGTGACAACAGTACCGCTGACATTGGGTAGTGTGATCGTGCGATCTGCAGTCGGGTCTGTTACGGCAAGAGTGGTTTCGAAACTGTCAGCCGTGGCACCCTCAAATACCAAGCTGCCGGTCGTGCCGATCTCAAGCGTGCCAGTAACAACACCGCCGCTTTTAGGTAATGCGGCGTTGGCAAGGTCGTAAGCCGACTTGACCGCAGTGGACGATGCGATCGTCGTCGAACTTGTAGTGCTGGTGCTATCCGAGACCTTGGACTGCAAACCGGCAGGGGTTACGGCGCGGGCAGTATCAGAACCAGTTTGAGTTTCGGCGTTTGTTGCGAGTTCCAGCAGACCTTGGACGGTAGTGCTGCCAATAGGAGTGGCATTGGTCCAGCTGCTGCCATTCCAGATTTTGACACCGTTGGGGGTCAGGCTGGTGTCGAGCCAGACTTCGCCGGTACTGTTTCCGCTGCTACCCCCAGAGGCAGGCGTTACGTTGGGAGCAGTGGCACCAACATGAACCGGTCCGATTTTGATAATGGTTGCACCAGTGCTGTCCTTGAAGAACAAGCCGGGGCTCGTGGCGTTGGTGTTTAGAGCGATCTGCCCTTCAGCAATCGCAGTCGTAGGACGCTTGTCGGCAGTGCTGCTACGAAGATGCTTGTGCGTTGAGGCCATTCCCTTAGCTCCGGTGGGACGGGATTATGGCCGCAGTCTAGTATTCGCCTTCGTCTAGCACTACGTCGTAGTCGGAAAAGATGTGACTGAGCGTCCTCCAGGCGGTGTAGTAATCCGCCGATCCCGATTTCATCAAAACCGTTCCTGGTTCACCCCCAACAGGAACTTTGTCCCCGTTATATACAAATGATTCCTGTCGGTATATCGACATGTTTAGTACGTGCCGTCATCAACAACACCGATTGCCATCTCGCCGGTAGAATTATCCACCAATACTTCACTGCTTTCTTTTACTACACCGAGCTGGGATGTAGTTGCGATCTGCACTCGGCTCCAAATAAGGTCTAGTGCATCTTGGACATTGGCGACAGCAGACATATTGGGCGTAAAATACGCGCCGTCGCAGAGGATGTCGTAGTCGTTGAAGGTGCCGCTAGCACCTGAAACAACTGCAATCTTTTCCCAGTTAGCGCCTGTGCCCTGGCTCAAAACCCAGTCGCCTACGGCGAGACTAACTGCAGGTGCCGGAGTCGTTCCGGTGCCCCCGGTAGTTACGACTAGATATACGCCGTTGTTAGCTGAATTCGGCGCTCCAAGCGCTTGCCCGACTACAAGTCCTGCGCTGGCTCCATACGCATTCAAAGATGTAACAACGTTGGTTGTGGCGTTATAGGTTCCGCCAAAACGAACATTTAACTGGGTTGGACTACCGTAACCCACCAGTAGCCAGTACCCGTTTGGGGTCGGGGAGACCACACCCACCCAGATATACGCGGAGCGGTCGCTTGGGTTGATCCACCACTGACCTGCAAATTCGGGGATCGGCTGTGACGCACTAACTTGTGCGATGCCGTAATCAGCTAATTGCTCGGCAGTGACGCTATTTGGAGCCAGCCTGTCTGAAGAAAATGTACCGCTTGTAATGCTGGAAGCATCAATGTCAGGAATGTCTGCTGCAGTTATTACGTCTCCTACTGTTATGTGGCCCGCCGAATCAACAGTGAGTTTTGTATAAGTACCTGGAGTAACACCGCTGTTGTCGTGGGTGATTTCTCCGGTGCCGCTGATGCTTAGCGCATCTGTCCCCGGTACGGATACGGCGCCCACAGTAGTTGTGGTTCCAACAGGGAGATCGCCCGGCACAAGAGGTGTGACGGCGGTGATGTGACCGGTCGCATCGAAAGTGATGCCGGCGCTAGTTCCAGCTGCAACCGTTGAGGCGTGATTCAGTATGCCTGATACATCCACAGTCAGACCCGTGCCCGGTCGCATTGCGCCGATTTCGGACACTGTGGCGACAGGTAGATCTGTACTTAGAAGTGCAGATGTTCCAGTGATGTGGCCTGTGTCGTTAAATGTGATTCCGTTATGCGTGGCGCTTGTAGTAGTGTCGGCGTGCGTGACGGAGCCATCGACATCGATACTCAGTCCTGAAGTAATAGGAAAATACGCTTGACCCGCTGTTGTGTCAGTAGCAATGTCGGCACTGAGATTGCCCTCACCATCGACAGATAAACCGTCAGAGACAATTACTGCGCCAAGCGAACTGGTGGTTGCAGCGGGGAGGTCGGTACCGACGATGGTACGAGCAGTGACTCCACCAGCTGCACTTGTGGGGCCAGCAAGAAAGTGAGCTGCACCCGTTGTATTGGCTAGACGATCTGGTTCGATCGTGGCGAAAGCTACCTTACTGTTTGTTACAGCGTCGGTTGCCAGCTTCGCATTGGTAACGCTACTAGCAAGAAGTTTTGTCTCTGTGACCGCACCAGTGGCGATGTCAGCAGCTCCAATGCTGCCCGCTTCAATCGAAATTTTTGCCCCAGCCGTGGCTGAACCTGCGACACTGTTCGCAGCGATCTTGTTTGTCGTTACAGCGTCATCGGCAATTTTGACTTCTGTTACAGCACCGTTAGCGAGCTTCGCGGTCGTTACAGACCCGTCTGCGATAGTCCCGCTGATGGACATTGCAGTAGCCAGGTCGGCTACCGTTACTTTCTTTTGATCGGCAGCACTTAAGTCGGCAAGTGCCAGGAAGTCCGTGCTTTCGACGTTTGCCGCCGAAATCGGGTCAAGGTCGACAATGATGAAATCGGACATTACCCCTACGGACTTCAAGGGTCTGATGGGGCCAGTCTACAGAGTTAGTTGTGGCGAGTCAGGCTGCTTAAAGCGGGGTGCCGACTTTCAGCACTACAGGACCTGTAGTCACAAACTGCAAGCGAGAGCGCACGGCATCGTCGGATTCAAAACTGATTCCAACGTTTGTGAGAAGTCCGGTCAGCTCGTACCAAAGCGAGTCCGTAGGTCGAGCAGGATTCGAGCCGGGGCGTACAACATACAGTTGCGCCTGAAATTCCGAGCCTATAGTTTGGCGAGTGATCAACTGATGCAGATACACCGGTTTCTCAACGGCTCCGGCGTATCCAGCAGGAGGTGCGTAGTCAAACAGACACTCGATTGTGCCACCGCCGCTAATAAGCGTGCTGTACTGCTCTCTAAAACTATCAGACAATGTTGTAACATCGGCTGAGTTTCTTTCTGTGTTTAATTCGTAGGAAGTAATTTCTCCGAGTGTTTTATAGGGTGCGGCAGCCAGAGAAACACTTATTTCTTGTGTTATTGCTGGGTTCTGAAGAGCAATGCGATCCGCAATTTCTCCGGCCACCGCGCTGCTGAATGATGGGTAGAGGTATACGCCACCCATAAGGTCGACGTGGATATACCACGTACCCTGGTCTCGAGCTACGCCATCGATCCAGCCGCTGGGGCTTACAAATAGCAATGTGGATGTTGCAGATATAGTTATCCTGTCGCCAGTAAAAAAACTTTTGCTGGCCGCTTCAAAACCAAAACGGTTGGACGTAGTGTTCACGTCCGCTGAGTTTAATGAGAATGTTGTGGTCGTAGTATCTGACGGCCTGCGTAAATTTACTCTGCCAGTTGCTCCTAGATAGATTGCCATTGTTACACCATAGCAACGGTAAAACCGTCTGTCACTTTATAATTAATTCGGGCCTCCATTACGTCGCCAGTTCTACATGAAATTGCTACTTGTGTGATAATGCAGGCAAACTTAATTTGCCTGTTGCCGTATATAAGCGTCAAAGTGACTGGCGCAGATGGCGCGTTACCTGTATTGATTACTTTATTGACCAGTGCTTCGGGCGCACTCACTGTGCCCTCGATGTAGTACAGAATTGTGGCCGAACCGTCAGCGTCGGTGTTCCCTGCGATGTATGACTCGTTGCTATGTCCCAGTGGTGTCGTGCGGAGAGCGTCAACGCTGGCTGAGATTGACCACTCGGTCACCTTAGCTATCGTCACCCCACCTAGTCTGAGTGCTCCGTCGCGGCCTGTGTAGTAGGTCATGGCTCTGAGGGTCTACGCGACCGGAACTGATACTAGCCGAACGCTTACATTATGCCGCCCTTTTATCGAAGGAGCTATGCTCGGTGGTTCTCCGTAGCGCCATCGCACTAGCTTGGTGTTGTAAAAGGTTGCGCGACCGGAATCGAATCCTGCGAACACTGGCGCAGGCAGGGTAAACAAATTAAATGTTCCGTTTTCGTTGTAATGGTTGTAGATCTTAAGCATGGCGGATTCTTTTAAGTTAGCAAAAGTAAGTTCCAGGGCGCTGCTACTCCGTAAAGCGGAATACCGGATGGACGTTTGGGCACCGTTCAAGGCTGTGTACGTGTTTCCGGGATAGTTCCCCGGATTGAACGTGCACGTGCTTGGAGCCAGGGAAGGAAATACTGTCATGACATGACCTCCACTTCACCCGTGAGCATCTCTCTCGTAATGATACTTCTGCCCTGTGTATCCAGAGGGAAATGCGTTGCGTTCACTTCGATTGTGCCGTCTATGTTTTCTGTAAGAGAATCAAGTAGATAGTATTCAATGTCAGTCGTGGTTTGAGGTTTTTCAGCTGTACCCGAAATCAGTTGCAGTTTTACTGCAAAAAATGCACCGGGTTTTTTGTTGGCAAAAAATTGTGTGCCAGTGAACGTCAGGGTATGTGAAACGTACTTTCTGTACGCAAGCAAGTAGCGTGCGATGTAGATCGCATGAAATTCGGTCGTACAGAAAAGTGTCATGTCGTACTCTTCGTGTACTGCCGTTTCTGGCGTACCCTTGTACCGGACAAGTGTAGTTGTGATAGAACTGATTTTTGTAGGTGTTTGTTTACGCCAAGTCATGACGGCGTGGAATGGCTCTTGTTGTGTTTTTGGTGTGTAATTTTTTGTGTAACTATCAGGAATTATGTCAGCAGCGGTTACTGTAAATTCAGGTGTTAGTTTTGTCGTTTTAGGGTTGAAATCGTCCGTCAAAGGTAGAAGCGGAGCTAAACCGGCTTTACCGTCATTGAGCACCAGCCGCGTCAGAAAATAAGGGGCTACTGTATTTATAAATTCTCGCAGTGAAGTCGTAGTAGTAAGTGCTCCATTAAAGTACATACCCATTCTGTTAGTGAATTTTGCTGCTCTTTTTAGGGATGCGCGATCGATCAAGCCGTCAGACAAATTCGCAGATTTTTGGAGGAGGTAGTAGACAAGGTCAGCGAAGTTATCGCTGGCTCCGTAGGTGTAGTTGTTTAGAACGCGCTTTACACGAAGACCAGATCGACAGAAAATAAACAACTGGTTTAAGTAGTCCTTAGGAGGGTTAGTGATTATTGCAGCGTAAGCGCCGATGGTGATGTCGTCGTAAAGGCGAGACTGAGGGACGGTGAATTTCGTGCCAGGTAAGCCTGGGCGACCTGGTTCCAGCGGGTTGACGATGTAGACATCAACAAAGTCACGCTGGTAGAACTCCCTTATTACAGTCTCGTCTTTCCAGGACCAGCCGCCATCTCCGCTGTAAGGGGTGTT